GGCGGATTTATTGATTATTGATGATCCGCATAGTGAGCAGGAGGCGGCTTTAGGGGATCCTACGGTTTTTGATAGGGTGTATGAGTGGTATACATCTGGGCCGCGGCAGAGGTTGCAGCCTGGTGGGTCTATAGTTATTGTGATGACTCGGTGGTCGGAGAGGGATTTGACGGGGAGAATTATTAAGGATGCGTTGAGTCGGGATAAGGGGGAGGAGTGGGAGGTGATAGAGTTGCCTGCTATTATGCCGAGTGGGAATCCTTTATGGCCGGAGTTTTGGAGTATAAATGAGTTAGAGGCGTTGAGGGAGGAGTTACCGCCGTCTAAGTGGAATGCACAGTATCAGCAAAATCCTACTGGCGAGGAGGGTGCGTTGGTGAAGAGGGAATGGTGGAGGGTATGGGAGGGGGATAATGCGCCGGCGTGTGAGTTTATTATTCAGAGTTGGGATACGGCTTTTACGAAGAATGAGAGGAGTGATTATTCTGCGTGTACGACTTGGGGGATATTTAATTTAAACGAGGATCCGAATGATAAGAACATTATTTTGTTGGATGCGTTTAAGAAGCGGATGGAGTTTCCAGAGTTAAAGCAAGTGGCGCATCAGTTTTATAAGGAGTGGATGCCTGATTCGTTTGTGATTGAGGCGAAGGCAGCGGGTAGTCCATTGATATTTGAGTTGCGGCAGATGGGTATTATTGTGACGGAGTACACGCCTACTAGGGGGAATGACAAGTTTGTTAGGTTGAATAGCGTGACGGATTTGTTCAAGTCGGGTAAAGTATGGTGTCCTGACACTAGGTGGGCGTCTGAGGTTGTAGAGGAGATGGCAGCATTTCCGAATGCTGAGCACGATGATTTGGTGGACAGTTCTGTGCAGGCGCTGATTAGATTCAGAAAAGGTGGATTCTTAAGGTTGCATACGGATGAAGAAGATGAGCCTTTGGGGTTTCGTAGAAAACACGTTTATTATTAAGGAACGATATGATTGACAATGCGCTTTACCAAGCCCCCCAGGGGATTGAGAGTTTATCTAATGAGCCGGACATTGAGATTGAGATTGTCAATCCAGAAGGCGTAAAGATAGATATGGATGGAGTTGAGATAGAGTTAGAGCCTAGCCAGGACAATGGGGAGGAGCAGTTTGATTCTAATCTGGCTGAGTTTATGACAGAGAGTGAATTGATGACTGTGGGTACTGATTTGCTGGAGGAGGTTGATGCTGACATTAATTCTCGCAAGGATTGGGTAGAAATGTTGGTGAAGGGGTTGGATGTTCTTGGGATGAAGTATGAGGAGAGGACTGAGCCTTGGAATGGTGCTTGCGGTGTATTTAGTACGATATTGACTGAGGCGGCGGTAAGGTTTCAGAGTGAGACGATCATTGAGACGTTTCCAGCGCAAGGGCCGGTGAAGACGCAGATTATTGGTGCTGTGGATAAGTTAAAAGAAGATGCCGCTGATCGAGTTGCGGAGGATATGAATTACCAGTTGACCGATGGTATGCCAGAGTACAGGCCAGAGCATGAGAGGATGTTGTTTAATTTGGGGTTAGCGGGTAGTGCTTTTAAGAAGGTTTACTTTGATCCCACGTTAGGAAGACAGACATCTATATATGTAGCGGCTGAAGAGGTTGTTATTCCTTATGGATCTAGTGGGTCTAGGACTAGTGAGCGTGTGACTCATATTATGAGGAAGACGAAGAATGAGATTAGAAAGCTACAGGTTGCTGGCTTTTATCGGGACATTGATTTGGGTGAGCCTGTTCATTTTTACACGGATGTAGAAAAGAAGAAGGCGGATGAGCAGGGTTATTCTGTAAGTGATGATGACAGATATCAATTGTTGGAAGTACAAGTTGACATTGATTTACCTGGCTATGAAGATGAGGATGAGATTGCTCGTCCTTATATTATTACCATTGATCGTGGCACGAACAATGTTTTATCTATATATAGGAATTGGGATGAAAAAGACGAGAACAAGCTTAAGCGACAGCATTTTGTTCAGTATGACTATGTACCTGGCTTTGGTGCTTATGGTTTTGGTTTCATTCATCTTATTGGTGGATATGCTCGGGCGGGAACCTCGCTTATACGCCAGCTTATTGATGCAGGCACATTAAGTAATTTACCGGGTGGCTTGAAGTCTAGGGGGTTAAGAGTTAAGGGAGATGATACGCCTATTGCTCCCGGAGAGTTTAGAGATGTGGATGTTCCTAGTGGGAGCATTAAAGATAACATAATGACTTTGCCGTATAAGGAGCCGTCACAAGTATTGGCTGCTTTGTTAGAGAAGATTACTGATGAAGGTAGGCGTTTGGGTAGTGTAGCGGATATGAATGTATCTGATATGAGCGCTAATGCGCCTGTTGGGACTACTTTAGCGTTGTTGGAAAGACAGTTAAAGACGATGAGTGCGGTGCAAGCCCGTGTTCATTACTCCATGAAGCAGGAGTTTAAGTTACTAAAAGAGATTATTCGTGAGAATACGCCCAAGAGTTACAAGTATGACCCTGCTACTTCGGATAGAAAGGCCAAGCAAAGTGATTATGACCTAGTAGAGGTGATCCCAGTAAGTGATCCGAACAGTTCTACGATGGCGCAACGCATTATGCAGTACCAAGCTGTGATGCAATTGAGTACTCAGGCCCCACAAATCTACAATTTACCCATGTTGCATAGGCAAATGATTGAAGTTTTGGGGGTAAAGAACGCTGATAAGTTGGTTCCTACTGATGAAGATGAGGTTCCATTGGATCCTGTGAGCGAAAACATGGGATTTTTGAATGGAAAGCCCACAAAAGCGTACATTTTCCAAGATCAGGACGCTCATATTGCGGTTCATACCACATTTATGAAGGATCCGATGATCATGGCGCAGATTGGACAAAATCCAATGGGTCAAAAGATCATGGCACAAGCGCAAGCGCACATTTCAGAGCACTTGGCGTTCAATTACCGCAAGAAAATTGAAGAACAGTTGGGTGTTCCATTGCCTCCACCAGGGCAACAGATGGATCAGCAGTTTGAGGTTCAGTTAAGTCAATTGGTTGCTAAGGCGGCCACACAACTTTTGCAAAATAATATGGCACAAGCACAGCAACAGCAAGCTCAGCAGCAAGCGCAAGATCCTTTGGTGCAAATGCAACAGCAAGAGTTGCAGATTAAGGGTCAAGACTTACAACGTAAGGCGGCTAAAGACCAGGCTGACAACCAAATTGCAGCGGCTAAGTTGCAACTAGAAGCTCAAAGGATTCAAGCAGAGAATCAAAGAGAGCAAGCTAGGTTGGCGTCTTCCAATATGCAGAATGAGCAGAAGATCAAGGCTGATGTCATTACTAAATTGAAAAGATAAAGATGCAAAACAGTTGGCAGAGTAGTCTTAAAATTTTTACGCCAGAAGAATGTGCAATGTTGGCTAAAAGTTTTGACGAGCATAAAGATTATTTAAATGAGAATGATCAACCTTATTATAAAAATAGTTATGGTGCTTTTAATCTGCCAGCTTCTTTGCCTTTTGTAGAGAGAATAACAAATAGTTTACGGGCAAAACATCCAAACATTAGATTTGCCAATACATATATGCGCTCCTATACAAGGGGTAGTTATTTAAAGATACATACCGATCGAGAGGGATTAGATTTATCTTTAAGTGTGTGTATTGAAGATAAGAATAATTTAGATTGGCCATTAAATATTAGCGCAAAGAAGACTGATGGCGATGACTTGAATGTTAATTTCAATAGTTATAAAGATGCTTTTTTAGAGGCGCACATGGGCGTTGGTTTTGGTGCGTTGATGAAAGGGCGTACCTATCCACATTGGAGAGATGAGTTATTGTGCGGAGAGAAACAAAGGGCGTTGTATATTTTTTATCATTGGACTATTGAAGACGATAGCAAGGTGGTGATGAAAATAGAAAATCCAAACATGACTTTGTATAGGGACTTTATTACCCCAGAAGAATCTAAAGAGTTGATTGAATTGTCTAGAGGAAGATTGGGTAAATCACATATTTTGAATGAAAAAGATGGCGGATATTTATTGAGTGAGGCACGCACAAGTTCAGTAGCTTATTTTCAAAGAAATGAAATTCCATTGATTACAAAGATTGAATCCAAGATTGCATTTTTAACTGGCACTACGATAGAGCAAGGTGAGGGCATACAGGTATTGAGATATGAAATTGGTCAAGAGTTTAGGCCGCACCATGATTACTTTCCAGATCTTGGGATGGCTTACGAGCAAAAGGATAAAGGTGGTGACAGGATTGCTACTGCTTTAGTTTATTTAACTGAGCCTACAGCAGGAGGAGAAACATACTTTCCAGATGCTGGCATAGAAATCAAATGTGTTCAGGGCAATATGTTGTTGTTCAGATACGATGATTTAAGTAAAGATACAAAAACTTTGCATTGTGGCAGACCTGTTTTGAGTGGCGAAAAGTGGTTGGCAACCAAGTGGGTAAGAAGAAGCTCATATAACTAGGAGAAAAGATTGACAAAGAAAGTATTGTTTGTAACGGCCATGAGGTTTGGAGATACGCTTCATGTATTGCCTATTGCATCGTGGCTGGCAAAAAACCAAGACGTCAAGATTGACTGGGCGTATCACGAAGAGATGTGTGGCTTTACACAACCGTTGTTAGATATTTTTAATGTTTCGCCATTTATCAATGCTCATGTTCCATTCAACTATGAAAAATTAACCAGATGGAAAGGTGTTGGCGTGATGGGATGTTGGCGTCCTTATCATCTAATTAAAGAAGAAATAAACGCAAAGTACAACAATTACTATGATGAAGTTTATTGTTTTGGTTATAGCAAAGAAGATTATGAAACCAGGCGTATGGGATTTTTTACAGAGCATTTTGCTGAAGAACAAAAGCTTGGCGTAGATTATTCTTATAAGTTGGATTATGGACAGCCTGATAAGAAGTTTGAATTGTTTCCAGTAAAGATTGACAAGATGTATGCGCCGGTATTGAAAGAAGTATCAGGTGCAGAATTATCTGGTGACGTGGGCATTATTAAAAATTTGCAATTAGCAGCGGGCGCAAAAGAAGTTATTACAACAAGGACAGGAGCGGCTATAGCTTTGAGTTTGGCGAGGATACCTTTCAAGATAAGGTTTTTTGATAACGACTACGACTGGTACTTAAAAATTTGTCACCAAATAACTGGTGGCGTACAAAGGATTTAATATGGATACAAGAATTTTTGACTATATCAACGACAAGATTAACGACCAAGTTGATCTTACATCGAATTCTCTATGCGATGGCGCAGCTAAAGACTACGCTGAATATAGAGCATTGTGCGGAGTTATTCAGGGTCTACGATCCGCACAGTTGGAAATCAAAGACCTTGCCCGCAAAATGAAAGTGGATGAAGACGATGAGTGAACTTTTGATTAGTCAAGATGGCGAAAATACAACAGTCTTACCAGAGACTGCGGAGGATAAGGCCAAGCAATTGCCTGACCCTCAAACATTTCATCTTTTAACTGTCTTACCAGAGATAGATGAGGAGTATGAAAGTGGGCTAATAAAAGCTGGGACAACGATGCACTATGAAGAGGTGCTTACGCCAGTTTTATTTGTTGTTAAGTTGGGGCCTGACGCATATAAAGATGCTGCTAGGTTTCCAAGCGGCCCTAGCTGTAAGGTTGGGGATTTCATAATTGTTCGCCCGAACTCGGGTACTCGGATCAAGATACACGGCAAAGAATTCAGGGTCATTAAGGATGACATGGTTGAAGCTGTTGTTCAAGATCCTCGTGGCATTACTCGTGCTGCTTAAGGAAAAATCATGGCTGAATATAAAGACGAATTTAAGTTTCCAGATGAGGTTGACAATGAAAAGATTGAGGTTGAGGTAGAGGCTGAACCTGAAATTGAGATCATTGACGACCGCACCAAGGAAGAAAAGAAAGTTGAAAAGTTTGTTTTCAAGCCTAAAGAGGTTACTGAAGACGAGCTTAGTGAGTACAGTGACAAGGTTAAGAGGCGCATGGGAGAGCTTCAAAAGGGCTATCACGATGAGCGTAGGAGGGCTGACTCTGCATTGAAGGATAAAGAAGAGGCATTAAATTTGGCCAGAGCTATTGTTGAAGAAAACAAAAAGCTCAAAGGATCCTTGAATACAGGTCAGAAAGCTTTGCTTGAACAGGCAAAAATGGTGGTTGCCAATGAGGTAGACGAGGCAAAACGCAAGTATAAAGAGGCCTATGATTTGGGCAATTCTGATGCTGTTGTTGAAGCCCAGGATGCCTTAACTACGGCCAAAATCAAGCTTGACAAGGTAAATAACTTCAGACCCCCTGTACAAGAGGATCAAAATGAGGTACAAATACAACCACAACCTGCGCCCGATCCAAAGGCCGCTGCTTGGAAACAGGAAAATTCCTGGTTTGGCGATGATGATGAAATGACCAGTTTTGCGTTGGGACTTCATTCAAAGTTGATTAAACAAGGTGTTGATCCTAGATCCGATGAATACTACGAGAGGTTAAATTCTCGCATACGACAAGTCTTTCCTGAGTCATTCGAGCAGGAAGATCCTGAACCCAGACGGGAACAGCGTACTACAAAGACGAATGTGGTAGCACCTGCTACAAGAAGCACATCTCCCAAAAAGATAACGCTTACACAAAGACAGGTAGACATAGCTAAAAAGCTAGGCGTTCCGTTGGAACTTTATGCACGCCAAGTGGCGTCCGAACAAAGAAGGGGTGGATAATCATGAGCGACAATCGTAAACCAAGAGAAGCGGAATCAAGAGAACTAGCGCAGCGCCCAGACGCCTGGAAGCCGCCAGAAGTTTTACCTGAACCAAATCCTAGACCCGGTTGGGCTCATCGATGGGTTCGTATTAGTATGCAGGGAAATTCAGATCCCGGCAATATTGCTTCAAAGCTAAGAGAGGGTTATGAGCCCGTCAGAGCAGAGGAGTACCCCGAAATGATGATGCACGCTACTGAAGAGGGTCGCTTTAAAGGCGGCATTGAAGTTGGCGGATTATTGTTATGTCGTATACCAGAGGAGTTTATTGGCCAACGTAATGCATATTACGACAAACAGGCTAGAGCTCAAATGGAATCGGTTGACAATACGTTTATGCGAAACAATGATCCTCGTATGCCTCTGTTTAAAGACAGACGTAGCGAGGTAACTATCGGTCGTAATTAATCAAGGAGTCCTAAATGGCTTATCCAATCGTTCCAGCCCCTTATGGGTTTAAAGCTGTAAGCGAGTTCGGTGGTCTATCATACGCTGGGTCAACCCGTATGTATGCTATCGCTTCTGGCTACGGCACAAGCTTGTTCAATGGTGACATTGTTCAACTATCTGG